TTGTTTCCAGTGATTGCAGTGATTGTTGAATTACTGTCCAAGTACGAAATATTTGAAGCAGAAAATGTTGGACTTGAATTGACCACAGTCATCGTTTTTTCGACAGTTGACCACCATGTTTCTGTTCCATTCAAGACAGTTGCAAGAACATATTTGACTGTCAAAGTTTGCGAAGAAGCACATTTTGAATATAGAAGATTTCTTTCTGCTGATGTAAGACTGAAAGTATAATTTCCTGTGTTTGATATTCCATTTCTTGAAATACTTGTTCCACCGAATTCCAATCTTGCATTCAAAGTGAAACCACCTGCATTGTTGAAAGTAAAATATGGATTTGCATCACTGTTGAAATTATTTGCATCAGTAATATTTGCCTGTCGTGGAATAGAAGGCAATGTCCAACTTCCACTTCCTGAACAATTGACTGCTACATACTAAATTCCTGCTTCTGCATATGCACTGAAACTTTTTGTTCCATCATTACTGTGTGAAATTGTATATGTACCACTTGCAACAACAGTTCCTTTTGATAAATTGATTCTTGTTGAAGAATAATAAACTTGTTGACCATCAATCGTGACTTTGAAATTTCCTGATGTGTACCATGTTGATCCACCACCAGTTCCTGTCAATGACCAAGAAATTGTTGTTGTATTATTCGCAATACTTTGTGACTGAACAGACCATTCAAACAATAAACCACGACTTGAATATGTTGAAGTTGTAAAAGATCCACTTGATGCCATTTGAACACTTCCTTTCTAAATCAATGCGACAAAACCGATTCCTGTGTTTGTGTCAACATCGATTGGTATTATTCTGATTCTTGAAGCAATAGTGATTTCTTCTTCAATGACACTTTTTTTCATATGGAATTCATCACCATTGATCCAAAATATACGATTTCCATTTCTGTCATAACCTGCGAATTCAACAGAACTGATGACAACTTTGCTTCCATCATCACCAAAGATGCATATTCCATCATCATCAAATGTTCCAATCAATTTGTTTGAAATATCATATATTTCAATTCGACCTGCTTCGTTGATTGTAGATCCGACTTTCAAAGTTCCACCTTTTACGATGTCAGCAGTCATGTTGATAGCATGAACAACTTGCATGTCAAGTGTTCCATCAATTGTCCAAGCAGAATTGAATGTTCCATTGATTCCTGTTGTACTGAATCCAATTCCACCTGAATTGATCATCATGCAATTGACTGCTTCTTCTTTTGGAAGTTTGTCAACAACAAGAATTTTGTCACCTTCGTATATAACAAAAGAATCGCCCAAAGTACCCCAAATTTTTGAAGTTGCTTCGTTCAATTCTTTTTCCAATTTAACTGTGACAGTGGTTGCAGATTCAGAAATTTTTTCCTTTGTATCTGTTTTTATTGATGAAATCAAATTTTTTAATTGCATTTTGAAATTTCCAAATTCGATTTCTGTGTATCTATCTTGAAGAACATCATATTTGACTGAAATGACATTTGTTTTCAATCTAATATTGCATTGTTCATGGTCAACATACACAACATCACCAATGTCAGCAATATTTTCAATATGTGCTTTCAGTTTATAATTGCATTGAAGATATTGATGTTCTTCCAAGTATTCTTTTGCTTGTTTTCGAAGATCATCTGTCAATGCTTGTTTGAATCTTTCTTCATCCAAATTTCCTTCATCATCCTTGAAATTGTTTTGGTCAATTTCTTGTTCAAATTTCACAATTTTAGTGTAAGGGATGTCATATTGCATGTCAGAATATAGATAAATTTCAGGAAGTGTGATTCCATCATGTCCAACTGGCATGATTTTTGTCACAACAGAATCCCAAATTTCTTTTGCTTCAATTTCTTGAATATTTTTTCCATATTTAACAACAACACCACGATCCTGACCAATGTTTTCATGAATTTCAATTGTGAAATTGTTTCTTTCAAGATGTCCATTCCATTTTTCAACAATTGTTGCAATTGCTTCTTCAAGTGTTTTTCTGACTATTCTGCAAGAATTTTTTGTTGAAATATCTGAAATTGTAGTAAAAGGTGAAGGATTGTCTGTTGCCATATTCAAATGATCAAGTGCATCGTTGCAATTTTTATCAACAACATATGAATCAGCAATCACATATCTTGAAGAATCAAAATACAAGTGTTTTCCTTTTACTATAATTTTTTTATTTTTTATTGTTGGATTTGTAAGTCTGAAACCTTGTTCACCCCAACGAGTAGGAACACGAATGATGAATCCTTCCTGTAAATATTCAAGGTCTTTCAAAGTTGATTCGACTTCGATGTTATAATCACCATTGTCTTCTTTAAATACAACACATTTCAAAGGATGAAGGACTTTGATTCCATTGTTATCAAATAAAGTTTCATTTTTGTCATATATTTTAATCATCATAACCACCTGCTTTTTGGAAGAATTTCGATTTTTGTGATGTTTCCTGTCCAAGTGATTTCATTTTCACCTGATTTCAAAACAGGGAATGCACCATTCATATTTCTGTTTCGTAAAGTTTGCAGATTGTCCTGAAATGCTTCTTCTTGAATTGAATCAAGTGTGATGTAATCACTTTCATCAGTCAATTCAAGAATACAACACTGTGTGCCATTTACAGAAAGATTGATTGTTCCTGTTCCATAAATTGTGATAATAGGTTTTGAATTTATCAATCCCAAATTATTGACAACAACTTTTTTTTCAGAAGTAGAAGAAAAAGATTGAACAACTTTTGATTCATTGTTCAAATATTTGAAAGGTTGAACATGAAATTTGATTTTTGCAGTTTTAAAAGACAATAATTTTTCAAAGTCTATTTGTTCAATGATTGTTGCATTATAGAAGACATTTTCTTCATCTGAAAATGTGACTTTGTCTGTGCCATCCAACCAGTTCATCAACCAATTCAAGTCATAATTTCTAGCAAGTCCAATTTCAACTTCTTTGTCATAAGATTTGAAACCTTTTTCAATTATAATGTCACCATCACGACCATCGATTTCAATTATTTCAACATTTTTTTCTGCTTTTGAAATAGGTGGAAGTGAAGCAACCACAATTCCATGTTCAGTTGCTTTTTCATTTTTCCAAATAAAATCTATCATGTAAAAATCACCCCTTCGACAGTGTCAACCACAAAATTTCCTACTTTTTCATCATCAAGAATTACATTGCAGTTGAATGATTTCAATGCATCTTTGAATGCAGACACCAAAGTGTCATATGAAAATGCATTTGAATCAGACATATTTGCATATTGAACTGGAATCATTCCTGAATCCATAGATGTATTCACACCCAAATCGAAAGAAGTTGGAAGTGAATTTTGCATGTCATCAGCGACTTTGTCAATTTCATCAGAAAAACCTTCACCAACACCAAGTGCCAAGTTTTTTCCAACTTCATCCTTGAACAATCTTGAAGGTGATTTGATTCCAAAGAAAGATTTGATTCCATTCAAAACAGATTTTCCAAAACCTTTGATTTTGTCAAGAATCCAACCTGTTGCATTGCTGATTCCATTCCATATTCCTTGAACAAGATTTTTTCCGACTTCACCCATTTTTGAAAGATAATTTGCAAATCCATTCACAAGTGAAGTGATGATTTTTGGAATTGCTTCAATAAGTTTTGGAATTGCCTGAACAAGTCCAACTGCTAATTTCACAACCAAAGTGATTCCTGCTTCAATAAGTTTTGGAAGATTGTTTGTGATTGCCATTATAAGTTTTTCGATAATTACAGGGATTTTTTCAATCAATCGTGGAAGTGCTTCAATAAGTCCATCAGCAAGACCAAGAATCAATTGAATTCCTGCATCAATAATCATGTCGATATTGTCAATCAATGTTTCAACCATCAATATGACTGCATCAACCATTTGTGGAATCAGATCAGGAAGCATTTGTGCGATTCCTTTTACTAATTCAAGAAGAATTGTGATTCCCATTTGTAATATGTCAGGAAGCATTCCAACCAATGTTGTGATCAATGTTTTTATAATTTCAATCGCAACTGGAACGACTTGTGGAAGCATTTGTGTGATTCCACCAAGTAAAGTTTGAACAATTCCTGTGATTGCTTGTAAAACAGAAGGAAGATTTGAAGACATTCCTTGAACAAGATTTGTGATTGCATTTATTCCAACATCAAGAAGTTGTGGAAGAATAGTGTCTGCAATTGAAACCAAAAGTTCACCCATACCACCAAGAATTGTTTCAATTCGTGGAAGAAGGTTGTCAAACACAGTCAACA